AGTTGCAAGAAACGCGGTTTGAAAATAAAGAACGTTGGCCCTTCCATAAGGAATGGAAGAGATGTTTTGAAAGGGGGTCTGGGGGTTTTTCCCCAGACCCCGGGCCCGCCGCTCAGGCGGGTTACTGTGTCATCCATACACACCTTTCCGTGTAGCGCACGTAAAATGCTAGGCCCGTAATAGGCCGACTGGCTTTGCCAGTGATTCCCCTTGCGGGATCTTTGTTCTTTATTTTCAAACCGCGTTTCTTGCAACTTTGAATCAACAAGAACGTTGGCCCTTCCATAAGGAATGGAAGAGATGTATTTGAAATGGAGGTACACTATTGTAATGTCAATGACCTTACCATCCGCTGTGATGGGCTCACTCCTGTACACCGTGAGTCCGCGCAGTGCTGACTTAACACTTAAGTAATGTTTAGGCCGAGAATTACACCGCTCGGCTCCCACCTTTCACCACCGTGGGATTAACAGGTGGTCAATCTGTATTCCTGTCTTTGGTTATGTCAAAGCAATACGGCATGTGCAATGGCGCACAGGCCCAAGGCGGAGATCTAGACCTCACAGATTGTGTTACAGATTAAGACCATGCTGGATGGTCACGTTGGAGACTGCATGTGGCAGTCTTGAAACGTGTGGTTTGACGTCTAACCATTATAGCAGTGGGTGGAGTACTGCAAAGATGTCACCGTGCTTTACACGGTTTTTGAACCCCACACCGGCTGTTTGGCACTTGCAGGACAGTAGGTTTATTTTCTTTCAGATCTCTTTTCTAGTCGTGCATGTTCTGTATGCACGAGCGGAGTGATACTCCCGCTCCTTCTTGGACAGGCGGCCTCCACGTCCTTTGTGGAACTCAAGGTTGCCAAGTCACTGGTGTTTGAAGTGAAGATTAGAGAAACACTAGGGAGTTTCATGTGGCTTTGCCAGGGATTGTAGCGATGCTGTGTGTGTGTGCGGAATCCCCCTCGTGGCGACACGAGCCTCACAGGCCAAAAGCCCTGTCCGAAAGGACCCACACAGTGGGGCACCCCCAGCCCCTCCCTACAAAGCTTTGTGCAAATGAACTTTTGTTTGGCTTTTCTTAAGCTTCTCTCACATCAGGCCCCAAAGATGTCCTGAAGGTACCCCGTGTATCTGAGGATGAGCACCATCGACTACCCGGACTTGTGAGCCTTTTCACAGACGCATGTGGTACCCAAGCCCCTTCCCTACGGGGAAGGGGCTTTGCTCACTCAGCACAGGATCTGATCAGGAGATCTGTCTCCGGTGCTTTACACCGGGGCACAGATTTAAAAATTTCCCAAGGCCTGGCACACAACCTAGGGGACTAGGTTTTCCTTTTATCACAAAGATGTCAATATGGGCGCAAACAATAGCAAAGAGTCTGTGTCTAGCAATGGCAATCAGGGAACTATTGTCAACAACTTTTATGCTAACTCATATTATGCTTCTATTGATGCTTCTGCCTCCTCAGTCGGGGGCGATACTCCTGCTGAAAATGGTACTGTATCTGGTATTCTCGGAAGTTTTGCTTCTGCATTCACTTCCGCTGCATTATTGGCTAAACCAAAGGTAGAAAATACCACTAACATGGAAGACAGGGTCATAACTTTGAAAGCAGGTAATACTCTTGTGAACTCCCAAGCTTCGGAAGGTGTCTTACACGGATACGGGTGTGAAACAAATGTCCAACGCCCGTCTTCATGCGGCGATGACCCAACCGTTACAACACACTGCATTGAACGAGGCTTTACAATACCACTTACAGACTGGACAAACACAAAAGACTCATGGCAGGCATTGGTTTACAGGTTGTCGGACCATCTGAAAGACGACACAATTGGAAACATGTTCTCTAAAACTTTAGGTACACATTCCTTCACCAAATGCGGATACCGGGTTAGTCTTCAGATAAACACTTCTCCTTTTCACTCGGGACTAATTGGTCTCTTTCTTGTTCCCGAGTGTTGTATACCTGCCAGTATGAATATGGATTGGATTGACTTGAAAACACAACTTCCTCTCCTCACTAGCTCTTCTCATTATCAGGGAACAGGTTTAAATAGTACACAGGGTAATTTTTCAAATGACTGCTGCATTGACAGTGCTGGCACTATTCCGCAGCAGCTTTTTATATACCCCCACCAGTTAATCAATCCAAAAGACACTAATATCGGAACAGTGGAAGTTCCTTATGTAAATTGTGCTCCTACTTCTGATCCCCAAATCCACAATATTTGGACAGCCTTAATTGTTGTTCTTGCTCCTCTTCAGTTCAGCCCCGGAGCATCTCCAAATGTTTCAATGACCATGACTGTTACTCCTGTCGGAGCTGTCTTTAACGGGCTTAGACATCCAGTAGCTCAGGCACAAACTGCAATACCAGTAAGACAAATGCAAAACTCAGGACAATTTTCCACGACTTTTCCCGCTCGCATAGAACCATGCTACGGGCTTACACCCAATCCAACAAGAGATTTTCTTCCTCCCGTTGTTAAAGACTTGGTTAGCATTGCTAAAGTCCCCTGCTTCCTTCTTGTTGGTACAATCACTAACCAAAACCCCTTCTTTACAGTTTCAAACACATTTACTTCAGCCAACCCTCTGTTTGAAATGAATGTAATTCTAAGTGACTTTGCTTTACAGCGTACTTTTGTTTCTATGTTTGGGAAGTTTTTCTGTAATTACAGAGGAAGCCTCCAGATCACTGCTATTGCAGCAACAACAGCAATGACTCGTGGAAAACTTTTGTTCTCATACACACCCCCGGGTGCTGGCAAACCTACAAATTTGAAACAGGCTATGATGGGGACATACACTATATGGGATTTGGGCTTGCAATCAACTCTTAACTTTACTATTCCATACATTTCCAGTGTCGACTTTAGAATAAATTCAAGATCAGTTGCTTCAGCATTGAATGCAGATGGATGGTTAACCATTTGGATACTTAATCCCATAACCTATCCCCCGCAAACCCCCCCAAATCAGGCAATACTGTTAATGGCATCTGCTGGTTCAGATTTCTCCTATAGACTCCCAATCAGCCCCCCTTTTGTCCAAAACGGTGTGCATGACAATGCAGAGAAGGGTGTCACGGAAACCACGGATGCAACGCAGTTCTGTGGTGAGTCGGTGGGATACACAACAAATCATTCAGATTGCAGCTTCTTCTTTGACAGATACAGATGTGTGGGTATGATTGATTCAGTGAAAGTAAATTCAAGAAATATCATTTCTGTATTTGATACTAACAATAAAGTGAAAAAGATTGCTGACATGTTTAAAGATACAAATCCAAAACACTTTCTTACTCTTTCACCAAATCCTGCAATTTCCACAACACCAGTCTCGGCTTACATTGTGATAGAACATATGTCAGGAAGTACTAAACAACAAGTATTGGTAACTTCAGGAGACCCCTTTTTCCTTAGATCATGTCCTTTCACATATTTTCACTGTGACTTGGAAGTTACGGTAAAACCCATAGGTGGAGTAGATGGAAACTGGTATGTCACTTGGTTCCCCCCTGGTTCAGAGCTTAAAGAAAACCAAATTGTGCCCAGTTTTTACACCACAGGTGAATCAGGCTCAATGTCTTTAAATGTAAATAATAATGACAAATCTCTGTTTTATTCTCTGTTTCCAACTTTTCACTCCAGAGGAACAGAATGTGTTTCTTTTAATATCCCTTATACTTCCCCCTTAAGTGTTATCCCTACCCGGTTTGATGGTTACCCAGATTATTCCAGAACGGTCGGTGCCTATGGTACCGGCCCTGCAAATCATTTTGGAACACTTACTGTTACATCTAATAATGAGGGTTATAAATTTACTGTCTTTGTCAGGTATAAAAATTTTAAAGGGTATGTCCCGAAAACACTACCTCCTTTGCCACTTTTTAACAAAGACTCCAGGAGTGTTACTAATGAAAACATTTCTATCAGACCTCTCATTAGGGAAAAGAGCAATGTTTCTAGACTCAAGCTGTTACTGTCAGGAGACATAGAAACTAATCCAGGCCCAATGTGTTCAAAGTTTCAAGTTCAGGGGTCCATGTCAGACTTCTTGAACGTTGCCAGAAAACCTGAAACTCTAGATAATGTAACTAGACTTTTGACAACCTTGAACAACCTGATGAACAAGTGGAACAATGTTAAGCACATGTGTTGTGACTCTTATTTTCTCAGAGATATTCTGTGTTTGCTTGTTAAGCTCACCTCTCTCTCCTACCTTGTTGCAGGGCAGGGCCCTTCAGCCTACCTTGCCGCCTCTGCAGTGCTTATCGCAGATGGCATTTCTTTCCTTGATTGGTATGAAAAGATAAAAAGATTCCTTGGAACCCGTTTTAGGGTTCCACCTCCAGTTTTCACTCTTGCCCAAGGTCCCGATCTTAGGGATCTTGTGACTTTCTTTAATGCAGCCAGAGGTGCTCAGTGGATGGTCGATTCCATCCGTGGACTGATTACATGGATTAAACAATGGCTTGAACTGGAAGAAGAAAACGAAGCAGTCCATTTTGAAAGACTTCTGATTGAAAGCCCCAAACACTGTAAAGCAATCAATGATTATAATGTTGGAAAGACTTTTGTTAGACCAGAGAACTCCTTTGATTTTATGGAAAAGCTTGTGGAATCTGCTACCAAACTTGGAAAAGTCAACATTGCTGGATACTTCAGGACATTCACCTCGGTAGACACTGATGCACCCAGAATGGAACCAGTTGTCCTGGTGCTTCGCGGCAAACCAGGAGCTGGAAAATCGGCTGCAGCTACTATCATCACCGCTGCAGTTTCTAAAATCTTGACAGGGACTCAATCCGTATACACTCTTTCCCCAGATACTGAACACATGGATGGATACCACGGCCAATTTTCAATGATCATGGATGACCTTGGACAAAACCCAGATGGAGAAGATTTCAGAACTTTCTGTCAGATGATTTCAGTTGCTCAATACCGACCTTCAATGGCTGACCTTAAGGATAAAGGCATACTTTTTAAATCCCAGTTTATTGTTGCAACTACAAACTTACCAGAATTTAGACCTTTGACTGTTTCTGACCGCGGAGCTGTTGACCGCAGAATAACTTTTGATATTGGAGTGACCCCAGGCTCGGCTGTGACAAAGAATGGAAAACTTGATTTGGCTGCTGCTTTGAAACCAGATGGTGAAGGTGAATTTCCTTACTCAACTGATTGTCAGATCCTCCATACCACTGGACTCCTCCTCCAGAACCTCAGAACAGGCAAAACAATGAACATCAAGGAATTAGTTGATTTGATTGTCAAGAAAATCAAGAGCAAGAGAACCACCAGCGGAATGCTGGAAGGTCTTGTGGTGCAGTCGCCCAAAATTGTTGGCTACACCAAAGACGACGAAGGTGTCGTCATTGTTGACTGTCTCGAAGACTGGCACAGGATTAGAGACAAAAAGAGAAAACAACAGGCTCTTGAAATGGTTGCTGAAGAAATGAAAATCCAACATGAAAAACATACCAACACAATTTCCTTGATAAAGCAGTTTCTCTCAGGACTTGGCGTTGTGGCTGCTGTCGGAGCTGCACTCGCTGCAGGTAAAGCACTCAGAAACATAATGACCTCGGACCGTGCAACAGATGAACCCGATTCCAAACCAGAGGAAAACAAAGAAGAAAACAAAAATGCAGAAGGACCATACAATGGACCGACAAAGAAGGAACTGAAAACTCTAAAGCTAAAAGCCCAGGGCCCCTTGTTGGATCTTGAAAAGAAGGTCCTCGCCAACGTGCAACCTTTCATCTTGCGCGTTGCAGGAAGAGACTACATTCAGTCTTGTCTCTTCATTGGAAAAAGGGTTTTCCTTGTGAACAAGCATGCAATTGACTCAGTTGACAAGACCTTCCGAGTGGCTGGAAAGGTTTATAATCTTGATGATGTGGATGTTGCAATTTTGGACACCGAATATGGACTTACAGATGTTGCTGCTGTTAAACTCAGCACAGGCCCAGAATGGAAAAACCTTTCAAAACTTTTTGTTTCACTGGATACGACTCTTCACCCAGGAACCAGGATCACGATACTTTCTAATGATCAACTCAACATGGTTAGAGAAGGTAGCTTTCTCAGAAATGAGGATGATATCCCCACCAATATTGGACCCATCCCTTTCGTAATGCTTTACAAAGCTTCCTCCTATTTTGGAATGTGTGGTTCAGCTGTCTTGACAAGATTTGGTGATTGCCCAGGAATCCTTGGTCTCCACTGTGCTGGCGGTGGTGGTGTGTGTGTTGCCTCTAGAGTGACAAAAAGAATGGTAGAAACTGTCCTAGATTACTTTTACCCACCTCAGGTACAGGGACAAATTGTGAACACAGAGAATGGACCCAGAGTGCATGTTCCCAGACAATCCAAGCTCAAAAGGACAAATGCTATTTATCCTGCTACTTCTAAATATGGACCAGCTGTGCTTTCAAAGAATGACTCTAGACTCAACCCGGACGTGGACTTTGACAAGGTAATTTTCTCGAAACACGTTGCCAACGTTGTTATCGATGAGGATACTAGTTTCTGGAATGCCCTGAAAATGTCTGCTCAGATTTATGCAGAAAAGTTGAAAGGTGTTGACTTCTCTCCACTGACAGTGGAAGAAGCGATTTGTGGAATCCCAGGACTTGACCGAATGGACCCCAACACGGCTTCAGGATTGCCCTACACTAAAACCCGAAGACAGATGATTGATTTTCAGGAAGGTAAAATTCTTGACCCAGAACTTCAAGCTCGCCTTAACATGTGGCTTTCAGGAAAACAACCAGAAACGCTCTACCAAACATTTTTAAAAGATGAAATCAGACCAATTGAAAAAGTAAAAGCAGGAAAGACCAGAATTATTGATGTGACTCCTCTTGACCATGTCTTGGCTTTCAGAATTGTCCTTGGCAGATTTATGGCTCACTTTCACAACAATTATGGCTTTGACCTTGGCTCAGCTGTTGGGTGTGACCCAGATGTCGCTTGGGCCAACTTTGGTTTTGCTCTTTCATCTAAGAAGTACCAGTATGATTTTGATTACTCAAACTTTGATGCTTCCCACTCAGAATCTATTTTTGAACTTCTTAAACAGTTTGTTTTCACAAAAGACAACGGTTTTGATCATAGATGCTCTCTAATGATTGACTCTCTGGTGACCTCGACCCACTGCTACGAAGAACAGAGAATGACTATTCGTGGTGGATTACCCTCAGGCACTTCAGGAACTTCAGTCATAAACACAATCATCAATAATATAATTTTCAAGGCTGCTTTGTATCACACCTATAGCAACTTTGAATGGGATGATGTGCAGATGTTGGCTTATGGTGATGACATTGTTGCCGCTTCAGACTGCCTATTGGATTTGGACAAAGTGAAAGAGTTTATGGCATACATTGGCTACAAAATCACCCCAGCTGACAAAGGAGAGAAATTCATTCCAAAAAGCATGCAGAACATTCAGTTCTTGAAGCGCAGCTTCCGCAAGGTGGCTGGCGTGTGGGCTCCCATCATGGATTTGGAAAACCTTCAGGCTATGCTCTCATGGTATAAACCAGGAACTCTTCAGGAAAAACTTGACAGTGTGGCTCGCCTCGCTCATTTTTGTGGCGAAAAGGAATATGATGAATTGTTTGGAACCTTTGTCAAAGATGGGTTTCAAATAAAGCCCTGGAAACAATTGCATTTTGAATGGCTCAATAGATTTACAGAGTAGATTGGCACTTGCTCTGTTTTGTTCAGTTTATTTTAATTAGGCTAATTTGGTTTAATTTGGACATTTATTGGATAT